GCGGCACCAAGCTTGAATATAATTTCAATCCTCCAAATTTTTGCCCTAATTGCGGGGCGAACTTAAAAACAGGGGACTCTAAAAAACCCAAACCTACTCAATCAAAAATATCAGCTGACATTTCAAAGTCTTCCGAGGACTCTGAGGGTTATACTGACGCCAGTTACATACCAAATATCTCGAGCCTACAGTATGAGATTGAGGACTTTGGAGCGACGTCGCAACAAACTATTGGATCTCTTGGAGGCAAGCAGAGTCCTAGAAGATGGAAAAATTCTATCAGGAGAATTGACGATCTATAATGTACATCTTTCAAGATAAAATAGAGCAAATTGAGACAGCGATAGAAAGAAAAAGAGCAAAATGGAATTTAGATGCGGTAGCTTATATAGATTATGATGATATAAAACAAATCATCATGACCCATATTTACAAGAAGTGGCATTTATGGGACCAATCAAAACCTATCGAACCTTGGTTAAGTAGAGTAGTCTCTAATCAGTTTAAAAATTTATTGAGAAATCATTATGGAAATTACGTTAGGCCCTGCTTGCAATGTAAATTCAATAATGGAGGAGACGGATGTTCCAAAACAAAGAGCGGCATTCAGAACGAATCTTGTCAAGAATATAAGCAGTGGTCCGTAAAGAAAAAAGCTGCTTACGACATAAAGCTGGCTGTTACAATGGAAGGCCATATAAATGAAGTTAACGAAAAAAGAGATTCTTTTTTAAACTTAGAATCTGCGACGGCAAAACTATCGGCAGAAATGCAAACCCATCTTAGTGAAAGACATTTTAATGCATTTAAAATGATGTATATAGAAAATAAAACAGATGAGCAAATTGCAAAATATTTAGGATTCAAAACCAATGAAAAGAAGCGATCAGCTGGCTACAAACAAATAAAAAATTTAAAAAAGATTTTCCAAGCAAGGGCTAGACAGATAATTCAAGACAGGGATATAGTATGATTAATTTAAGCGAAGATCAAAAAAATAAAATTTTAGAAATATTTGAAAACAACCCAAACATTTTAAACATTACCAAAATTATTTTTGAAGATGATAGTCTTGATGGTAGATCTAAAGAAGGCAGGGCTGTTACAAAGTTTTTAGCCGAAAACGGACTGAAGGCGAAAACGACAAAACGAGAAAAGATAAAAGAAATATCGCTTTCTCAAGAGCAGTTAGAAAAAATCGAAGAATTAAAGCAAGACAAATTAAATACTTCAGAAATAGCTGATATTATATTTCAGACTAAAGTAACCAGATTGTCTAAAGAATGGCGCTCTGTAAATGAAATAATAAATCAAAGCAAGGAAGAAGAAAAAGATAAGGGGGAGGATTCTGCTGGAAATTATATTGCTCCTCAAGCAGTTTCTAGAATAATTAAAAAAATTAACGACTCAACTGGATACGGTTTAGAGGAGGGTAAAATGTCCAGAAACCAGCATACTTGCTGCGATAAGTTAAGGGTAAATTTATCGAATTCGCGATTTGTGGCTATTGTAAATAACTATATAAACACAAGAGATAAAGAATTATTTGAGCAAGAATTTGTTCGACTGACTTGGGACAAGCCAGACCTTACCCCAGACGAACTAAACCTTTACATGAACGTATGCAAAGAAATTATTAATTTAGAACTTATTACCTCTCACCTGCAAAAACTAAACGATATGTTTGAGTCTGCGGACGATCAAGATGAGATGAGTATTAGATTAGCAGAAATTATCAAAGCCAAAAGTTCAGAGTATCACCAGTGTGAAACTCGTATTGAAAATCTTACAAAAAAACTTCAGGGGGATCGTGGGGCTCGTTTAGCTAGCAAGCAAAAAGATACAGCTTCATTTCTTTCTATAGTTCAGCTTTTTCAGGAAGAAGAAGAGCGACAAAATATGGTTAGAATAGCTGAAATGCAAAAGGAAGTAATTAAAGAAGAGGCTCAACGTCTCGAAGGTATGGCCGCATGGAAGGCTCGTGTTCTAGGGATCGGTATTGAAGATGTCTTATAAATGTAAAGAATGTGAAGCTGAGTTTAACTCAGAAAAAAGTCTTCATGCGCATCTTAAGGCACACAAGATGTATGTAGCTGACTATTATATTAAACATTACCCAAGGTTTAATAAATTAAATGGCAACCCGCTACCCTTTAAGAAAAAAGACGAATACTTTGAAAATGATTTTATCAATAGATCACAACTTGTAAAGTGGTGCGAGTCTGCGCCAGATGAAGAAGTCAAGAGCTATATTATTGAGTTAGGTAAAAAAAGAATTGAAAGAAAAAAGTATGAGAATGCACCCTTTCATTTAGAGCTTCTCAAACGACAGTTGCCAGATATAGATCTTTATAAAAAACACTTCGGTACATATACCAATGCTTGTGAGGCTATGGGATCGAAGCCCATATTCTACAAGGGAATGCCAAAGGAATTTATGAATAATGTGGAAGTTGAAGTTCTGATCGACACTAGGGAGCAGCAACCGTTAGAGTTCAATAAATCCACAATTTTAAAGTTAGACTTTGGAGATTACACTTTGGGTGGAGATGATTTTACTAATACATTTGTAGATAGAAAAAGCGCTGGCGATTTTTTATCAACCTTTGGAGGGCAAGTAGATAGGTTTAGAAGAGAGATGAAAAGATGTGTTGAGCTAGATAGCTATATGTATATTGTTGTGGAGAAGCCCTTGGCAGCAATAGAGAAGGAGGCTATGTTCACAAAAGGGAGAAGAGTTTCTAAACTAGGATGGGTTTTCTCTAACTTAATTTCTGTCCAACACGAGTTCGCGGGTCATTGCCAATTTGTATTTACAGACAGTAGGAGCCATAGTGAAGAAATTATACCTAAACTTTTAAGTCTGGGCAAAAAGCTTTGGGACGTAGACGTGCAATATTTTTTAGACAAGGAGGAAAGATGAGTTGGGATATAGGAAATCAAAAGCCTTTAAAGAGGGAGCCAGTTAATAATCAAGTTATGGGTCTTGAGGGTTATCTTGAGGACACTAAAGCGAAAATTTGGTTGTATAAATTTTTAAAGGAAAATGTAACCTTTACTACTGAATTGCTTACTGGCATCGAGCTATTCCCATTTCAGCACATGGCGGTTAAAGCAATGATGGAGAACGATTACTTTTTGGGTATCTGGTCTCGTGGTATGTCTAAGTCTTTCTCTACTGGTATTTTCGCATTGCTAGACGCAATGATGAACCAAGGTGTACATATTGGAATCATTTCAAAATCGTTTCGTCAATCTAAGATGATCTTTCGTAAAATAGAAGATATATCACAAGACCCTAAAGCTGAACTGTTTAGACAGTGTATAGGCAAGGTAAGCAAGTCTAATGATGAATGGTCAATGCAAATTGGCAAGAGCCGCATTACTGCCTTGCCACTTGGTGACGGAGAAAAGCTTCGTGGTTTTCGTTTCCAGCGTATTATTATTGATGAGCTTCTACTTATGCCAGAAAAAGTTTTGAACGAAGTTATTATGCCGTTCCTAGCTGTTGTGGAAAACCCCACAGAACGTCAAAAAATTAAAGATGCAGAAGACGCAATGATTGAGGCTGGCAAGATGACAGAAGAGGAAAGAACCGAATGGCCATCTAATAAAATGATTGGTTTGTCGTCAGCATCATACAAGTTTGAATATCTCTACAAAATGTATCAAGCCTATGAGAACATGATCTTTAATCCTGGAGCAAAAAATCAAGGCAGAAGATGCATTATGCAGTTTAGTTATGATTGCGCCCCAAAAGCCCTATATGATGAAAACTTAATATCTCAAGCAAGAGGAACAATGAGTCAGTCGCAAATCGACCGAGAGTTTAATGCTCAATTTACCGATGACAGTGCTGGCTATTTTAAGATTAGTAAGATGGCTGAATGCACTATTGAGGATGGGGAATCCCCTGCCGTAGAAGTGGCTGGCGATCCAGACGCAGAGTATATAATGGCGTTTGACCCCTCTTGGTCTGAGTCAGAAACTTCTGATGATTTTGCTATACAAGTTATAAAGCTCATGCCAGAAAAAAAGAAAGGTGTCGTTGTCCACAGTTATGCACTTCCTGGGACAAACCTAAAAAAACATATGACTTATTTTAAATATCTTTTAGATAGTTTTAATATTATTATGATTGTAGGAGACTACAATGGAGGCGTGCAGTTTATAAACTCTTGCAACGAAAGCGATATGTTTAAAAAAGAAAAGTTAGAAATAGGGGTTTTTGATCCAAAACTAGATAATCCACACGATTATGAGAAAGACTTGAGGGACGCTAGAAGGAATTACAATAAAAGTAGCAATACCATATGCATATTAAGAAAGCCAGTGTCCAACTGGATTAGAAGCGCAAATGAAATGTTGCAAACAGCGTTTGATAGAAAGAGGTTATATTTTGCTGCGACCGCTATGGATGATAATTATTCTTTGCAAAAAGCAAAAAAGATTCCGATCAAG